CTTGCCGCCCGTCGCCGCAGCCTGCATGGCAGAAGTCAACGCCGCCCCGAACCGCTCGGAACGCCGTTCGAGATCACCCATCACCTCCGAGAGCGCTTCCGCTTCCTCGCGACTGCCCGCAATCGATCCTTCGCCTGCCATCACGCTTGCCTTTCTGATTCAAAACGGAACCGTAGATGTTTGAATTGCCTGGTCGTTTTCACGAAAGATGCACGTCCCCCAAAATAGCAAACCACACTCACCCATCCGGAAACCGCCGCATCATCGCATCCATCGCCGGGCGGTCGAGGGTGTGGAAAGCGGGGCGGATGCCGCCGGTCATGGCAACGAATTCCCTTGGCGTCAGCTGCCAGAAGGTTTCGGAGGAAAGCCGCAGCAGGTGGAAACCGGTGTGTATTACCGCCTCCCAAGGAAAAGGACGCGGCGTCAGATCGCCCACCTCACCTGCTGCGGCACTCAGGGGTCCGGCGGCGTGCTCCTCGAACCGGCAAAGGTGGCTGTCAGGAGATCGGCGACGATGGCGGCGTGGCCGGCAACGCCGCCTTCTACCGTGGCTGCGGCCACGTCCTCATCGGAAAACACGTTGCCCGCGCCGCGCAGACCTGCGCCGATCACCCGTATCATATCGGTCGCCTTCATACGTCCGGCTGCGAAACGTTCGGCGAGCGCGGTGAGATCATCGGCCTGAAAGGCGGTTTCGAGTTCGGCGAGAGCGCCGAGCGTCAGGCAAAGAACGCGCCTTTCGCCATCGATCAGCGCCTCGATCTCGCCGCGATGGCGGTTCGCCCGCCCGTAACGTAACCCTTGCGGCATCACAGTGCTCCGAAATTAAGGAAACCGGCCGATTCCAGCGCAGTCTCGAATTGCACTTCGCCATCGTGGCGACCGGAATATTCGAGCGCGACGATCTGGAACGGCCCGGTGATCGTGCCGAAGTCAGGAATGACGATCTGCCAGCCCGGAATGGAGCCGGCGAAAAATGCGCCACGCACTAGGGCATCGCTTGCCTGATCCTTGAAGATGCCCGACGCCGTCAGCGATGCCCGCTGCACGCCGGCGCCGGCCAGAAGCTCGCGCCAGCGCCCGGCGCTTTCGCCGTCGGTAATATCAACCGCCTGCGCGTTGAAGGCCAGACGCTTGGTTCTGAGCCCCGCCACGGTCACATAGGAGCCGGCGTTGTTGAACTTCAGCAGCAGGTCCTTGCCCTTCTGCGCCACCATGGTGTTCTCCATCTCGTTTCGATTAATGTCGTCTCGTTTGATGTTGCCGGGTCGCAACTGGCCTGCTACCAAAAGCATTCCCGCATCTCGCACCCGCGATTTTCATCATGTCTGATGCCACCCCCTTCACGTCTCGCGCGCGCCTTATCGGCGTGCTTGCGGTTGGGCAGATCGTCAGCTGGGGCACCGGTTTCGACATGCTGGCCATACTGGGGCCACGCATCGGACAGGAACTGGCCATCGCAAACGAGGTCGTTTTTGCCGGTCTCACCGTCATGATGACGATCAGCGCCCTCTGCGGCCCGCTTCTGGGAAGAACGCTGGTGCGCCGTGGTGCCGCCCCTGTTCTTTTGGCGGGTTCGTTGCTGTTCACGGCGGGTTTTGTCGTGCTCGCCTTTGCGGGCGGCGTGATAAGCTACGTCCTCGGCTGGGTCGTGATGGGTCTGGCCGCGACCTGCGGCCTGACGACGGCGGCCCATACCGCTGTGGTGGAACGTGTCGGCGCGGAAAGTGGCCGGTCGCTGACGCTTCTGATGGTGTTTACCGGACTTTCGGCAGCGGTTTTCTTGCCCGTCACCACCGTCGCAGATCAGCACCTGGGCTGGCGCGGCACCCTTTTGGTATATGCCTGTCTGCAAATATTCGTGCTTCTGCCACTCTATGTTTTTGTCCTTCCCGGACGAAGGACGAGCAATACTCCAGGCACGTCGAAAGGCGCTGCGGTCTCGACATCGCCTGTCGATACGCGGCGCGCCTTTCTACTTCTGGCGGCAATGACGACGCTTAGCGCCTTCACAGCCTTTGGCTTTTCGCCGCTCCTGCCTCTGCTGCTGGTCCATGCCGGCGCATCGCAATCGCTCGCCGTGCAACTGGCAGCCGTGCGCAGCGTGCTTGCGATCATGGCGCGCGGATTGGATTTTCTGCTTGGAAAACACGGCAATCCTTTCGTCACCTGCATGATCGGCTTAGGTATGCTGCTCGCATCCTTCGTGCTGTTGCTCGTTTTTGCCCCGGCCATGCCCGCTTTCATCGGTTTCATCATTTTCTTCGGCTTTGGCGCGGGCGTGCTCACCGTCAGTCGCGCGGTGTTGCCGCTCGCAGTATTTTCACCGGAACAATATGGCCTTCAGGCTGCGCGTATCTCCCTGCCGCAGAACCTTGCCATTGCCGTGGCGCCCGTCATTTTCACGCTGGCGCTGGATCGCGGCGGGGTGGCGGCCATGCTCACCATCGCCGCCGTGCTGATCAGCATTTCGTTTCTGCTGCTGATCGTGCTCTGGCGCACCGTGCGCAAACAGAATTCCTGAACCGACCCTATTCCGTTACGGCCCTGAAACGCATTTCTGCGAGGAAGTTCCGTGTCTTCGGCTCGCGCCGCGAACGGCTGGAGAGAAGCTGCAGATTGACGAGCGAGATACCGACAAGCGGAAGGGCGGCATCGTCGAGCAGGGTTTTCACCCGCCCGGCAATCTCACCCGCGCACCTGCGGCCATTGACATCGCCCCAGATGTCCAGCGACAGAAAATGTTCTTCGGCCTTTTCCGTCGCCGTCGAGTAATCGCGGCTTTCAAGTTCGCCGATAACGATCAGGGGCAGGATGGCGCGCGGCAAAAGCCGGTCGACGATACCGCCGGGGATGAGCGCCATCAGAGCAGCGTCGCCGGAAAGTTTTGCGAAAATCGCCTGTAGAAGCACATTTGCGGCACTCACGGGCTTTCCTCCTCACAGCGGCAGACGATGAAACGACGGGTCTCGTCCGGATCCATCACGGCCCGGATCGCCAGAATGCGCCGTCCCTTGCGAAAGCGCATGCCGGCGGCAATGTCGCTGCGCCAGACCAGCCAGACGCGGTGGGTGATTGTTACGCCCTCAGCCGAGGCCCGCTCATGCGAGGCATTCGAAACAGGTTCGATGGCAGCCCAGAGCGAACGCAGGAAACTCCAGCTTTCCGCGGCCCCACCCTGCCCGTCCGTTACCTCGCTGCGCACCTCCAGCTCCAACCGCGCCGTAAGCTTGCCGGGGTCGAGAAAAACGAGGTTCATGGCTCAGAGCCCCGCACGGCAGAACGGCGACACCAGCCGCTCGTAACCGGCCGGAACCGCTGCGGGTTGATTTTCCAGAGCAACGGCACCGCGGAAGGCGAACATCTGGGCCACATGCATCAGCATGGCGCGTTTCAGCGTATCGGGCACATCGGTTCCCGCCTCACCGTAACCGGCAATGAAGTCGATCTCGATGCCGTTCATAACCCGTCCGGGTGCTGGCGGGTCGCGCAGCCACAGCCGCGCCGGGCGCGCCTCGCCGTCAAGCAATCTGTCGGCGGCTGTGATGTCGGCCGCGCGCCCTTGACCGTCAAAAACCAGAATCGTTTCGATGGTTTGCACCGGTCCCTTACCAATCAGAATCATGCCACTCGGCGGCCACCGGTCGAGATAGAGCCGCCAGGTCTGGCGTATCAGGCAAAGTCCTGTCGTACGTTCCAGATGCTCGCGGGCGGTACGGATCAGCGCAGCCAGCAGCGCATCCTCGTCGCCGCCGTCGAGACGCAAATGCGCCTTCACCTCGGCAAGCGTCAGCGGCTCCGCCTGCGGCGGATGAATGAGGGCATAGGTCATGGGGTCTCCGGATATGGGACAGAAAGAATTCCGGCCGAAAGCGTTTGGCGAAAATGTAGCATCCGCACGCCGTCACCCCCGACTTGGTCCGGGGTGACGGGGAAGATTGCGGTCAATTCACCCCGAACTTCACCAGCTTGATCGCCTCGAAGTTCTGCACGCCGCCGCCCACGCGCTTGGTGGTGTAGAACAGCACATAGGGTTTTGCCGAATAGGGATCGCGCAGGATGCGCACGCCGGTGCGGTCCACCACGAGGTAACCGGCGCGGAAATCACCGAAAGCGATGGCGAAGCTGTTTGCCGCGACATTCGGCATGTCTTCGGCCTCCATCACGGGAAAGCCCATCAGCGAGGCGGGCTGCCCGACGGCAGCGGGCGGATGCCAGAGATAGGCGCCGCTGGTATCCTTGAAGCGGCGCAGCGCCCCTTGCGTCTTGCGGTTCATCACGAAGTTGCCGTTCTGGCGGTGGCCTGCCTTCAGCCCATAGACGGCATCCAGCAGCACATCCATTGGCCCCGCGGAGGCGAAGCCACCCGCAACACCGGTGGCGACATAACCGATATTCCCCCAGCTCCAGCTGTCATTGGCGACGGCCGTATAGGAGAGGAAACCCTTCGGTTTGTTGGTACCGTCGCCGGCGATGAACGCCGCTGCCTCCTGTTCGGCAAAGGCAATGTCCACTTCCGAGGCGATCCAGGCCTCGATATCCACGGCCGCATCATCCAGCAACCCCTGGGTTGCGGCAGGCATGGCGTAGAGTTCCATGGTCGGGAAGGAAAGTTCGGAGAGCTTCGGTGTCGTCGTCTCGGGGCGAGCCGCCGTTTCAGAAACCCAGCCGGTGGCAAATCCACCCGGCGAAAACGGCTTCTTCAGCACGGCAGTGGAAACCTGCCGCACGGTCGCAAGCGACCGGATCGGTGAAATCGCCGTCATGCGGCGGCCAATCTCGCCATCCGTTTCGGTGGGCAGCAGATAACCACCATCGGCGCCTGTCGATCCGGCAAAGGCCTTGGCCTCCAGATCGCGCAGCGCGCCCTCCTCACCCCGGCGGATATAGGCCTCGAAGGCGGCCTTGTGCTCATCCGTATCGAGGGAATGCGCCTGCTTGCGGCCGAGCGCCGGGCGCGCTTTCTTGAGCGCCAGATCGTCCATGATCTTGCGGTTGTCATCGAGCGCCTTGTCGATGCGGTCGAGCTTGTCGCGGGTCACGACGTCGGACCCCATCTTGCGTTCGATATCGGAAAGCCGCTGGTCGTTGGTGTCGCGGAAGGTCTCGAAGGCCTCCATGAACTCGTCGAAGGCCGCCGTCATCGTATCGGGCACGGCCTTCACCTGCGGCGCAACCGTCATTGCGGCCGGTTTTGTCATCTGGTCTGTCATGTCGCCATCCTTGTTTTCGGAAGTGTTTGGGAGGAAGTCAGCGTTTGAAGGCTGTGTCGAAAAGCGAACGCGCCGCGCGGCGCATGGTGCGCATCAGCTCGGTTTCGCGGTCGCGGAAGAAGCGGGCGTGTTTGACATCCGATACCCGCGCGGACGGCAGCATCGGAAAGGTCACCACAGAGATTTCCCAGAGATCGGCCTCAAGAATGCGCCTGACGCCAGAGCGTGCCGCCTTGCCGGAGCGCCCCTCCTTGCTGGAACGTACCGTGCGAAAACCGATCGACAGCCCGTCCAGCGCGCCTGTCTTCATCAGCGAATGGACCTCGCGCGAACGCGCGACGCCGGGGGCGAGAACACCTTCCACGTAAAGCCCGCGCTGATCCTCGCGGATGGTACGCCATGCGCCGATCGGCTCGGCCGGATCGTGCTGGTAGAGCATCCGGATACCGCCCGCACCCCGTTCCTCGATGGAGCGGCGGAAAGCGCCGCGCTCGATCACGTCGCGGCCGAGATCGACCTC